AGTCCAGACGCTTGAGGTCAAGAATCAATTGCGCTTCTACTTCTTTGAGCTTGATAAGTTGTTCAGGGGTGGCAGTGGCTATCGCCTGCATGACTTGATCGTTGGAGGATTCAGGTGCCAACCCCAATGCGTTGATTATCGCAGTGGTGGCCATACCCGCAAGAGGCCCACCCAACACGGCGGCAACCGTTGGGGCCAGGGCTGCGAGAACTCCCCCTGCTCGATTCATGAAATCCGTAGCCATAGTATGCCTCTTTCTTCTTTGGTGTGTCGAATGGTGCGACTAATTTTCGTCGGGTCAGCGCGGGTATTTTCCCGATGTTAGTTTCTTTTGTGCTTCGATTATAGTGTCCTTGATAATCTTATTGTACTCTAACAACTTACGACGATGACCAGGTCGATCATGGTCAAAAATATTACTTCTAAACGACGAAACCGGATTCATCAGCTTGCGTCGAAACATCTTCAAGGTCTTTTTCTTCTTAGGTGTGACCCCAGGTTCGCCTTGTGGTCCAATACCAATACCTGCCACGTCACCGGCCCCTGCTGTCATTTCCTCTGTGAAAAAATGATGCACGTCTTTGTGTTGATCATGTAGCATATGAACACCATGATCCTTGTCATGCAAAAACTCTGTGGTTCGTTTATTTATCAATGAGTCAAGGTGCTTGGGAACCGTAACGTGCTTCAAGAAGTGTTCCTTGCTAACTTTGTGGGAATTTTCTACACCTGTTGCAAAATGAGAGGCATCTCTGTAGGGTAGATGAGGAACTGTACATTCACCTGATCCCCTATCAAAGCTGTTGACACAGGTGCCCACATGAGTAGCTTTCTTTGACATGGATTCTTCAGCAAACTCAATCGGTCCTGATGGTCGTGTCGGGTCGGGGAATGCGGCGCCCTGTGAATCCCCAATGGTTCCTGGTCCTGGTTCTATGGGTTCGGCAAGACCAAACATTTCTGGATGCAGTTTATTATAATCGCGCATCAGCATACCTGCCACCGCGTTCGCTTCGTATTCTAGTTCCTCTAGCGTCATCTCGTTGTCGCCTTCGGAGAGTTGCTTGTGGTGCACCAGTTCGTGCCCCAGGGTACGCAAAATATCTGAAGTATGTCGACCCTCGGTTGCAACAATGATGGCTTCTTCTGATGGCGTGTAGGAACCAAATGATGTAAAACCGGTATGCTCGACGAAGGTGAAGGATGGCGGGTTCCCTATTTCCAAACGCTCACATGTAAAAATACAAAAATCATGCAGGAGTGCATCTTGATCTTCTGTGGTGCATTCAATAAGTAGTTGCATGTTAGCGGCGCCTCTTCATGGCTGCATCTTCCAAGCGATTGATTCGATCTTGGAGTGAGTTGGATTCTTGCTGGCGGAATGCCTTCTCTTGGTTGTTGAGTCGTTCCGTAAGTGATTTGTTCCAGTTAGTCAAACGAGTAATATTATCTTTCAACTCCTCTTGCAGTCCATCGACTTCGCTACGCAAGACCCCAATTTGCACCGCGTAGCCCTTCATCTGCTCATCCCGCGCAGCCTTCGCAATGGTCAAATTATTCGAAAGCGAAATGTATGTACCGACGATAGAAGCGACAATTGCCACGATGGTTGCAATGGTAGCGAGAGTGCCCTTCTTCTCCACCACATTCTGATAGGCTCGCTTGGTGAAACTAACTTCAGGGGGATTCATGGGATCGTATCCTTCTAAGCACGTCTACTACAAAAATATCGACTTGCAAATCATCCGAGAGAATCGCACATCCTCGAATACCTTCAACCTTGGGTGGCATATAATCCAGAAATACTAAGAAGGTCTTGAGTATCGCATGATCCTCTTCGCGCACATGATAAAAAAGGAGCCTGGTTGCAGCCACGACTCCAAAGATATTATACAAGATAACGATGTGGTTGAGTATTAGTCGTTCTCTAAGTTCCCCGTACTGGTGATATCTCAAACAATCGGCGCACATAACTTAGATGCTTCAAATCATCATGGAGTTCACTTTTGATATATGTCGGCTTGTCATAGGACTTCACCGCATAGATCATGACCGTATCGGGGTTCAAGTCAATCATAATAAATAAATTCCTTTATATGTCACTCTTACGCTTCGTCATCGGGGGTCTCGTTTAGAAGCTCCTCTAACTCTTGCGCGGACATAATCTCTGCCAACACATCGTAGTCAAAATCGGTCTCATCTTGAGCCCAGGCAAAATACAAATACACGGCATGGGCTGCATCATTCATCGACACCAGAGGCAAAAACAATTCGCCGGCGGTCTCAAGGAATTCATTGGCATGAGCAGACACCGCGGGCAGTTCAACCCCTTGAGGTTCAAGATACTGGCATACTTGCTCATAGGATACTTCAGGATGCAGAATCTCTCCACTCGTGAGTTCAGCTAATTCGTCGTTGACGGACTCTCGATCATTCAGATCATCCAAATGAAGGCGAACGGGGTCCCAGATTGTGACTGGGGCCCCGTCCATCTGTTCTTCTAGATACTCTCGAAAGGGCTGCATTAGCCGCCTACGATTACATCGTCAGTGTTGGCATCGCGTGACATGCTACCGGAAGCCACGAGGCAGATGTATTCTCTGCGCCCGGTACGGCCGCCCATAGTCACAGCAAAGACGGCTGGTGTGGTATATGCCACGACCGCGTTTGCGGTTGGTGCGACATTATAGTTCGCACCACCACCAGAGGACACTGACAAGACATTCATCGTGACGTTGGCAATACTACCACCTGCGTTTGCAACGAATGCTGCGTTCGCGCCTGATCCTGCACCACCACCCGTGAAGGTAATGAAACCTGGACCTGGTGTATAGCCTGTTCCCCCGTTTGTGACGGCGACGGATTGTACATACCCTGTGCCGACCTTGCGCTGGACCCAACCTGAATGGGTAACAGACTTACCTTCAAAGGACGTGTTGGATTTTTCGAACGTATCAACACCAAACACCCCCACGGCGGTATTGGTCTTGGCCGCACTAATGGTGACGTTCTGATACTGTTGCTGGACGTTCTGCCCGAATCCTCGTCCTGCGTCCTTTGAAATAAACTTTGGGGCTCCTGCTACGGCATCGGTCATAGTCCATAATGGCATGTGAATTCTCCTTGTTAGTGATACCCTAATGCTTTGAGTTGAATAATTGTACTTTTCGCACTGACATGCCAAATTCCAATCCCACCGGCTGCCTCGAATTCCTTGATATTATTCTGGTGGTCATCGATGAGAATGTTCCGCACTTTGGCATCTCGTGCGAAGTCGCGTTTATGTTCTCGCTTGACAATATGAATGTTCCGTTGGGGAATCGTGGGAAGATTCAACATATACCACTTACGCTTTCCCCGATCCACGTCTTGCCACTCAAAATGCCACGGCGAACTGGGTACCGCAGTCAAGATATGAGGATCATATTTCTTGATAAAATCCCAATAGGTGTGCAAATCGGCCATTGGGGGCAAGGTTTCCCAAAAATGCCCTACGGCATTGAGTTGAGCCCCGTCAGCACCGCGGGAAATGCCTCCCTGGTTGAACGGGCGACCCAGGATCGCCTGAGCACCTGCTGCAAAGTCGCAAATGACACCATCACTGTCGCTAAAGATAATTGCCTTGGGGTCTCTCATCATGCTATTTATGTGATCGCTAAATTAGCGAACTCCTTGGCTGCCGCTCTTTGGACTTGCGGTATCGGGCATTGTGGAGAGCGGAGTCACAAATGGGTCGCTTTGAAACTTGTCATCGGGTCCTGGTCCCTTGACCTGAATCTTTTTGCTGTTAGGATTCTCAATCTTTGGAGTGTTGTCCTTCTTTTCAGTATCGGGGGCGCCGTCCTGTGGTCCTTTGGCATCCTGGGGCTGGACACCTGGAGCACCTGGGACTTCTTGTTTGGGCTCATTCGCTCCATCATTCGGCAAGGCATCGACCTGCGGCGGCTTTCCGTTCTTCTTGTCCTTCGCAGCCTGGAAAATCTCTTGAATCGTCTTGCGATTGATGCCCCGGGCCCGCCCTTGCTTCTCAGAACTTCTATCAGCTTCGTCGCCCAAATCCAAATGTTCCAGGTCTGGTTTGTTCTTCGTGAACAACTTCCCACGGTTCTTCAAAAACTTCGCGGGGTCGCGTTCCTGTTTGTTGGCATAAAAACTTCGCTTTGATGAGGATTCTTCCAGTTGTCGTGTGACATCCTTTGGGTCTGCCTTTGTGGCCCCCAAATGATACCGGTTGCGGCTGACATGCACATCAGGCTTGATGTTCAAGTGTCCTGTTGGATGCACATGAATGACGGTATGCACTGTGCCCTTGTGGGGACCGATGTTAGCAACCACCTTATCACCAACCTTATAGCTTTCGTTGAGTGCTATATCAGATTCAGTAAGACGCAGGGCATTTTTTTGTTGAGTGGTCAGGTTCTTGTAGTGCTTATTCATCTCACGCTCATGGTGATTTCTTGGTGTCAAATGTGTTCTGTCCGTATCGCTCAAGGCATCATGTTTCTTGAATTCTGTCCAATGATGCGCGAACTGTTGCCACGAATCGGTGTTCTCAAAAATTATCATGTTGTTTTCTTCCTTGATTGGCTCTGGAATTCGCTTTCCGCCGCGGCGACGATATGCCAATACAGAAGCGGCATCACTCTGTTGGTCGCCATACTTCCACATAGCTTTCTTATCATGGGAGCCTATTGCCTTTTCGGCTTCTCCCGCATCCTTGATGATATAATGAAGTTCCGCGTCACTCTTATGATGATATGGGTGACCCTGCAAAGTCTTGTCCTTGACCCCCTCGTTCGCTGTCTGCATGGGATTCATCAGGGTTCTCCATTTCCGTGGCTTACTGGCTGCGGCGGGTTCATGTACCGAATACACATAGGGGCTATTCTTTTTATGTTCCTTATCAGCCCTGTTCCAGGCTTTGTTACCAAGTCCTGGTGTCTTAGGGGCCAACTGTTGCTTCATCGTCCGTCGAAGGTTCGACCGGCGATGATAGGACGGATTGAAGTCGGTATTCCATTGTTTCTGCAAGTCGGCTTCTTTCAAACTTCTCAACGCTTGCTTAGAACCAGAATCACTGCCACCCTGAGAGAAGCGTTTCTGCACCATATCGTTGGTTTTATCGTGGTGTGCCAACGCCTGCTTTTGCTTTTGAGCATGATCCAATGGTACGTCCTTGACCTGAGCGAGTCGTTCTGACCCCGACATCTTCTCTCGTGGTGTCAATCCCTCTTCCAACTTTGCGTGATCGAGTTTCGTGTAATAGTCTGGTCGTTCACCAAGATGATCGAGGGCAATTTCTCGCGCCACCTTGGGGGTGGAAGTATGTTCGTGCTCGACTTCGATGCCCCTCTTCAATTGTGCATGGATATACTGCACGGTAACACCGTGCTTATTGGCAATCTCTTCGGGTGTGTGCGTTGGGATATCAAGTTCTGAGGATTCTAGTAAGACCATACCATCGATCTGTCGCTTGGCTTCCTCACGATACAACTTCCACGTAGGATTCTTGGGGTCCTTTCGTGCTTTCTTTGATCGGGCTTTCTCTGCCTGTTCCCAACTCTTTTCAACCTTATCATCGGCTCCCAAATGAGCCAAACGAGGATCAGAAAGGTGTGCCGGGAGTCTGCTCGACATAGCATCCCCGTACTTGGATTCCTCAAGCCCAGCAATGAACTTCTCTGGATGCTTGACCCTGTCGGCCGAAAACTTCTTATAGTCAAACTTACCTGTCTTGTCTGTATAAAGGTGTTTCTTGAGTTCTTTGAACTTTTTCATGGTTATGCCCCACCCAAAACACGCCTGATGGTGTTGAAGGTATCGGAATGTTCTTCATCTACTCGCGTCTTGACAAACTGGGATCGATCCATCGTCTTTGGACGGCTGCTGCGCCTTTGTACTTCACGATGAATGGCACGTTGTTGCATATGTTGATTAGACCCATGAGCAGTTTTTTCTGGATTGATTTTGTCGGTCTTACCATATGACTTATGCAGAGCATGTAATTCTGTATCACTCATATTTTTGGTTTCATAATTGATACGATGGGCAGATGCCTTCACGGAACGATCATCAGAACCAAGAGCATGTTTGATATTGGTCCATCGGCTCGGCATCTTCAATTCATCAAGCTGCTCAATGCCTTCTTCACTGATGGCTTTCGGAAGGCGCGTCGGCCCTACGGCACCTTTGACGAATTGAGACTTATGAAGCTTCTTTCGTTCAGTGTTATGGTCAGCATGACTCTTCTCGATAGAAGCGGTTATCCTATTTTTCACAAAGGACAAAAACCCTTCTTTCATATGATGGGCCGCGAGCGCCAGAGGGAACAATTTCTCATAGATCTTATCCTGCGCGGTATGATGGATGTTGTGCCCGTGCTTCTTGAGTTCGGCAGCATAGAACTTGGCTTCGGCATGGTCGGCAGGTGTGCCGAAGTGCCTGGCGAGATGCACGATGTTCTCGGTATGACGATTCGCCTGCTCATTGCGGTGAAAGGTGCTCATGAAGGATTCGTTGAGTTGTTCTGATTCTTCCAGGTTCTTGCGTGACACGCGCACCTTATGCCACTGTGACATGGGAATGCCTTGAGAATGCACCCCACCAACACTGACGGTTTTCTTCTTGGCTTCATCATGATCCTTTGCTTCCACTTCATGAGATTGCCCAAGGTGATCGGTCACAGTCCAAACGTGTTCTTGTACCATGTTGACCTCTTCTGCGAATTGGGCGTGTTCATGATCGTGAATCTGCTTCACGGTCCAGCCCATCTTCTTGAGGTGGTTGCGCGACTCTTCTTTATTGGGGCCACCCATAATATGGACCATTGCATCCGGCATACGCAATGTTTTCTTGGCAATGAGGGTCTGGTGGTGACTGAATACATCACCTCGAATTGGTCGTCCTTCGTTGAGCATGTTCCTAATCTCCAATAAGTTACGTTTCTTGGCAAAGGCAATGGTTGCCGCCTTGCGTGAGGCAGCGATGGCAGCGTGGCGATACTTGTCGCGCTCGTCTTGGTATTCAGGCGTACCTTTGACAGGCTTGTGAGTTTTCTTATAGCGCGTTTCGGCTGTCTTGACTTCAGGTACTTCTTTTGATGGTTGCACTCTATCGGCTCTAGTCATACCCAGATGCAAAGACTGTTGACGTTCCTCTTCATCCAGGTTTGCTAACCTTGATAAATCTTGGCCACCATGAATATCCTTGATATGGGAATGTACTCGCGCCGACTCTTCTGGTGTCAGTGTCGGATTATTGCGCTGTACATGACTTGGCGACACCATAATCGAGTGGCGAATGGGGGTGACCTTTGTGCCATGTAGCACATCATGGTTGCCGTGAAACGCATGAGGCACCACCCACGTTTTACCATTGATCTGCCCTGTATAATGTGTGTCAGTCTTTGTGGCACGTTGGAACTTCGAATCATACACCTCATTGAAGATGCCATACTTCTCGACCTTATGTGGGGGCACCTTTGCAGACTCCGCTTCACCGTGATATATCACATAATGCGGGGCTAGCTTCTCACCACCTTTCTCATATCGCACAACTTTTCCGGTGGTCATTTTCCCTTTATGAGGAAAGGCAACCGTGGAACCGGGAGCATGAATCATAGTGTTGGCGGCTTCTGTAAGGTGTCTATTGAAGGTAAGCATATGTCCTTATTTCTTCAAGAATGATTTTAGGGTTTTCTTTGGAATAGGCGTGGCCACACCACCGCTGTGCTTGTCGTTTGCCTCTGATGGACCACCGAGGGCAGGGCCGCCAGTTTCCATCGTGTCTATCGTCGGTTCGCCTTCTTGGAGGACTTCTTTTTCTTGGGTTCCTGAAACGACCAATCGGTCTCGAAAACATTCGAATTCGACTTTTGTTTGTGGGGTGCTGTGGATTTCTTCCTCTTCTTCTTGGAGGGCACTAAAGAGAGAGCTTCCCGCTGACACTCCGGACACTCCAAATCCTCGCCCTGGGAGTGGGGGGTAATGTTGTACTGTTGGACCCACAACTTCAGATTCTCCCACCACAACACGATTCTCCATGTAATTTCGTAGTTCCAGATATTCATGTTCATCCTCCGTGAATAATTGCTCAAATGCTTCGTTGAGTTTCTTTGCTGGTGTTTTGACGACCGGTGGCTTGAGTGCCTTTTGCTTCTCGATCAACCGATCATGCAAGGTGAAATGGGTAACTCGGCTATCTTTTCCATATCGGCCATGTCCCAACCACTTCAATCCAAGTTTATCCGCTTCCTCTTTGGCTTTTGAATCAGGGGGCGGCGACATCACATTCGCCTGTTGCTTCTTGTTACCTACAGGCATCTTGGCAAGTTTGCCCATGTTCTTATAAATCCATTGCTGTGCTTGTTCAGACTTCGCTGGTTGTTGGGTAAACTTCCGCACAGTCTTATGGAGGGCGTCAAGTTCCGCTGTCTTTTGCCCTGACACCCCAGGATCAGCATTATGTCGGAGGTCTTCATCATTATTGAATTCGTGATAGTGTTCTCCACCAAACAACTGGGCGAACTTGACCCGTGCATCTTGCGCTTCGCGCCATTTTTCTGAACGAATCTTCTCAGGGATCATGCGGCCGCCGCGTTGTCCTCGTTCGACATTCCGGTTGCGACTCACGTTATCCGACGCATCCACAAAGATCATCTTACTATCATATCCCAAGTCCCCAAGCATCTCCTTGACCTTCTTGAGTTTGGCATGGGAAGCGCCGGTGCTATTGATTATCAACCCATTGCGTCCATGAATAGCCAAGCGTTGTCGCAATTCTGTCATCGACTTCGCGTGGTCCCGCACCACATTACGGCGTTCCTGTTCGTGCTCAGGCATTTTCTTGTCGAGGTGAGCCTTGTCCATCAGATGTTCGAGGGCCTTATCGGAATTGATTTCCGTCATTCCATGACCCTGAAGTGACTTCTTCAATACGAAGTCTTTACCCGACCCAGGTGCCCCGGCGAGGAACACGGCCTTGAAAATCCCGGCATCATGAACCCCTTCGCGCAAATAGTCCGTTTCTTCTTTCACCCCTTGACCCTTTCGCACATCATGGTAGAGTTCCTTGGCGTGTTCATGGCTAACATGACTAGGAACACCCTTTTTGAATTCCTCAAAGTGACCCTTGGTTGCATGTTCGCGCATCTTGCTCGCAGACATGCCTTCTGTACCTTTAGCATGGGGGTCGCGCTTGCCAGCCGAATGGACCGTGATCGACTTGAACTTGTAGCCGTGTCCTTCTTTGTCAAAGTGACCGTTGTATTTGTGGAGGGAATGACTGTATTCCTTGACGCGATCATCCCCGGCAATCACATGGAGGTGCTTCACCCCTTCGTGGTGCATCTTCGCAGCATGATGGAAAATGGTAGGTTCCTTCTTATCTGCGGCGACAATGTTGGTCTTCGGGAAGAAACGCTTGGCGTGTTTGATTTTTTGTTCTTGAGAGAGGGGATTCTTCTTAGGGTCTTCAGAGTGACTAAGCACGACCTTGTGGGACGCATCGTGCGCCTTGGCGACTTCGTGTACTTTATCAACGAGTTTTGCATGACCGACGGTGGGAGGGTTCATGCGACCATAGGCAAGGACCCCGTGTTTTTCTGTGGCTTCTGTAAGTTCTTGGAGCGATAGCATATCATACCCTCTACAGGCGATAAGTTGTTGTCGATCATGTATTTATGAAACTTTTGATTTGCCCTACGAAGTCCGAACAGACTCCGGCCGCCTTCGTACTTTGACAGTATTTTGGCACCTGGTCAAGTTCCATCCATTGCTCAGGCAGTAAGACAATGGCATGGGAACCATAGGCAGTTTTACCAGGATAACACCAGATATCCTGCCAACTTGTGATAGTGTAGTCGTCCGTCTGGTGGAAGAAATAACGGACTGATGGAAGATATGTCCTCAACAGATAGAGAGCCCTGGGGCACTTGGCATGGACCCAAAGATGATGAATCCTCTTCTCGATGAAGGAGAAATCAATAGGGTGCACCGGGCCGTCGTGCCCCAAGTCAAGTCCAAAGACTCCCTCTTGACCCCACACGTCCACCTCAACATCATAGCCAAGGTGGATGGCGTGGTCAATATAATCAGGGTGATTCTCTTTATCTGGTTGACGCCCATCGATATTTCCGCGATGGGCGATCAGCTTTAGAGGGGTTTCTGGCATCGTATCCAAATCCATTGAGGGTGCAAGTCGTGACACGGTTCAGTGAAGATATGATCGAAGCCCACAAATCCTATGTCTTCGATATCTTTCTTGAGATCGGCGACATTTTCCACACGCACGTCAGGATTGTCTGAAGGATCAAACTCGTGGAAGTAGTCAACTGAGTGGTTATGCCCAGGTCCGTATCCCATCTGGAAGCAGAAGAATCCGCCTGGCTTGAGGACTCTGAAAAACTCCTTGTAGAGATCCAATCTCCACTGGCGAGCGGAAATGTGCTGCATACAGATCAAGGAGAACACCACATCATAAGTGTCATTGACGATCATCGGCAACGAATGCCCATCCGTGAGGTATAGATCAGGCACAGGAACCCCGGCGTCACCCAGATTCAGAGGCACCTTCGACAAAATGCCGGGTGAACGATCTGCTCCATCAATCTGTCGAAAATAATTTCTAAACTTAATCAGGTTACGTCCAGGGCCACAGCCGTATTCTAAGGCTAACTTGCCCTGCATGATCGGGGCACCACGGAACAACAACTCTTCATTCTTGTCTGCGTTGTGTGCCTCGTACCATCCCACCACAGGTTCCCGATTCTGTAAAGACCAGGTCGCCGCTTCGCGTTCCAGAAGGTTCTGGAAATGATCTCCCGTTTCAACTGGAGGTGGTGTAGCGGATCTGTTCACGCTCTGTGTTTCGGTATTGTACACAAACAACGACATCTTCTCATCCATTATCTAGTCCCTCCAATAAGCGATATCAATTTCCGAATTGTCCTCATGCACGTAATCCACCCGCTGCTTGAATCCTGCGCCTGCTAGGAAGGTAGTCATAGACGTAAACGTATTGTCTACCTCTGTTATATAGACAGGCACTTGATAGGTCACTTCACAACGACCCGACTTCACATTCTGAATCCAATCCCCCAGGCTCTTGAGTGCGAGTAAATCATTCCCCTGGCAATCCGTCCACAGATAATCAATGTGGTCGATACCGTAGAGGTCTAACAGTTTCGCAAAGTTGATGGTGTGTACCACAATCTTTCCAGTCATCCCGCGCTGATACTGCCAATGCTTCTTGAGGGCTGTTTGAAGCAAATCGGGATGCAAGGGATAGAGGCTGTTGATGCCTCGTTCATGATCCATGATATGGAACTCTTTGATTGCATCCGTGGTATCGACCGCGAAGGGCCAGAGCGTGACGCGAGGGTCATGCTCGAACCTCTTGACCAGCTTTGCAAAGAGGACCGGGTCAGGTTCCGCAGCATACAGTTTGTCGGGGTTGTGTTGCGCGAGTAACTTCGCGGTATCATCCCCATTGTTCGCCCCAATTTCCACTACGATTTTCATAATCTACCTCCAAAACCGAATATCAGGTTTTCCAAATTCTGTGGATGTATCAAGCTGAAAATTGAATCCATTGTCATACAGATATGTAGGCACGGCCGTGACCGCGGGTGCAGCGTCATAGACACACACTCTTCCGCGGTGAACTCGATTTACATACCGTCCTAAACTCTCCAAACACATTTCCTCCCGATAAGGGGCATCGATCCTAAGATAATCAATCTGCTCAATGGAATATAGGTGAATAAAACTATCGAGTCGCATAGTCCACACCATTCTAAATGAGGCTGAAGGGTTGCCCCACGGTGGTTGGAGGGTACTCTGTCCTTCTGAGAAGTCGAACAGCGGTTCCTGGTTATCCCCAATATCAACAGCAAACGGAAGTACAGTCAACCGAGGATATTGAAGAGAACGCTTATAGAGGGCCTGGAATTTCACCCAATCAGGTTCAAAGGCATAGACGTTCGCTTCGGCGTCCTCTAGGAACTTCAGAGTCTCGGTGCCTTCATGTGCGCCCACTTCCACAATCGTTTTCATAGTTCTTTTTTGATAATCCAGTATCGTCGTTGTCCCTGTCGGAAGTGGCCACTGTTGGTTTCTTCCCAATCATAGTAGTGGGTGCCACCCAGGTTCAAGTCTCCCACATCATAGCGGTTCCATGTGGTGCCCAATGTTTCTACATAATTTTGGAAGTTGTTGGCTGTCATAACCGTACCAATACGATTGACGGCATGATCGTATTGATCCATTTCGTGCTTCTTTTGCTCGTAATTCGGATCGGCTAGATCGATGATCTCGGTCTCCAGACACACCATAGGAGCAACCTGGAAGCAACACTTCAAATCTTGTTTCCAATTGTCCAGGTGATAGAGTAATCCCCAATGCACGATCAGATCGAAGTGCCCTGGGACCGTCCATTCTGTGTCATGGTCAACAAGATAGGCTTCAAAGCCATCCTCTTTCATGAAGTCCACGAAAAATTGTCGTCCATCGGTAAACACAACCTCGGCACCCAACTTCGCAATCAGTCTGCCGTTGTTCCCATGTCCACAACCCACATCAAGGACACGCTTCCCTGGAAACCAATCGGCTCCCAGTGCCTTCACGAGACAATCGACCCGCAATTTATTCCAGCCGTCCATGTCGCCGTGTTGAAAATAGTCATTCTTCGTTGTCATGTTAGACTCCATTATATGCGGTGATATTGTACTTGGTGGTTGCCCAGGGATACCAGTCGATCTCTGGAAAACTGGGCGTGTAGGTGGCGACTTGAGGACCATTGTTGTTCAATGGGTGCCCCCATTTCTTCTGGTAGTACGCTTGTGCGCGTAACAACGTCTTATTCCTGTCTCGTTCTTTCTCTGCTTGAATACGTTCCATATGCCAATGGACATTTTCGTAGTTTGGGTCAATCGCTTTGCTCTGCAATTCAGTACGAATCGCTTGTCGCACCCCGATGGAGTTATGCACGAATCCCCAGTCATGGGTATCTTCAATGCTCATAAGGGACTGGTCATACCCCGAATGGTAGACACGCTTCATGAAGTCAGCATCACCACAATACGGTGAACAGAACCGCTCATCCCAATACCCGCTCTTGCGTAGCACATCGAGGGTGATGTAGTAGAATTGGTCGCCGGCTGGACCCCAGATAAAATCATATTGCTTCCGCCATTCTGTCAACCACACAGAAAACTCAGGGTGCACAAAGGTATCATCCTGAATGCAGGCAATGCTGTCGGAGTGTTGCAGGGCTTTGAAAAAGACGCTGTTCCAGCTTCGGGCATTCCACAAATTTGAATCATCAGTGTTCAGACTATTGATAACCACCCGATCCACATATCCCTTGGATTCATCAGTGAGGGACACCAGAGAATGATTCGACATGATGTTGGAGCGTATGCCTTGGTGCCCCAACTCCGTGATGAGTCTGTTGAGTGCCACAGGACGATTGAACGTCAGAATCCACAATGATACCTTATCCATTGACAAGCCCCCATTCCTTGATTGCTGCCTCATACTCTACTCCATATGTATGATCGATAGCTTGACGCATCGCTTGACCCCCTGCAAGGGTACCGCCCGGGTGTCCATGCAAGGCTCCTCCAACATTTGCCATATAGTCTATTCCAACATTCGCGGTCACATGATTGACCAGACCTGGGTGCATACCGCAGGATAATGCAGGAAGAACATTATGCGAATGAAGTAGAGACATAACACTTTTCAATTCCTGGGTATCTTCTTGCATATATCCACCAAACATACCCGCATGAATGGAGTCTACTCCCGCAAGTGCTGCAAGTTGGCACATCGCATACCATGACATACCAAACGCATTGTTATGGTGTGTGATAACTTTGTCCCCGCTCTTTTGATAGTGTAGAAACAAGGGAAGGTCCAGTCGGCGGATTGAATGGTACGCACCCAGTCCACTCCAAAAGTTGATATGAACCCCGTTCGCCCCTTCTTCGGCTAGGAACTTGGCGCGGCTCTCGATCACATGCGGGTCACCGTTGATCGAAAAACAATACACGACTTTGCGGCCGCATGATTGAATGTACTTCGCAATCATGGGAACACGTTCTTTTAGTGAACAGAAAGCGGGATTGGCAAGAATTTCATCTTCTTTGATGAAGTCCACACCACTATCCACCAATTCTTTCACCATGTCCAATAATTGGTAAGGACGTAACCCAGTCTTGGGTTTGATGATGCCTCCAAAGATTGGTTTGTCATACTGACCAGTAATTGCACGAATACCACGAATGCCATACTTGGGCTGTAAGAAATACTTACGCACTGATTGAGGGATGTACAGTTGTGTGATACGACACCGAACAATGTGTGCAATGTCGGCCTGTCCTCCAAGGATTTGACACATGAGATGGGCGATGCCATCCCCTTCCCAGTCAGTATTCACCACAGGGAATGCGATATCGATATGTCGCTGCCCCGTCCAATCACCAAAGAGAGGGGGTATGACTAAACAGGCATGGTTCTCAAAGAGTTCATCCGTTTCCCAATGGTTACGTATATTGGGGTTACCCATGCTTTGACCGATAGCCAAGTCAAAGGCAGCTTTTTTAACACTGTGGGTACTTTCAAGATCGTAGGAAACGATCACATACTTCTCTCTGTCGATTGAATCCACATCACGAAAAATATTAAACATTATATTTATCCCCTATGATGGAAGGTACCTTCACGACCACAATGGTACTCTTTTCATGCACAATACAGTCGCTCACTTCGTCTTTCTCGAAAATGAAGATATCCCCAGGCACCAACAATCTGCCGTTGCAGGTCATGGACCCACTCACGAACACATTCATCTCCTCAACGAGGTGGTGATAATGTAATGGTATGTAGGCACCTTTCTCATGAATCATCACAGAGATTTCAAACTCTGGCGTCCGTAGCAACGAAGGCTCAAAGTTACCAATGATCCATCCATTCTTGAAACGCTCAATTCGATCCATTCTCATGTATACGCCTTTGTCTTTCTTTTGGTTATTTTATAAATACTATAAATCATTTGTGATTCATCAAGTAGTATTGTAAATCAGAAGGGGTACCCAAGGACCACATTTTCTGCACATTCTTCACCCGAATCTTAGCACCCTCTTGAATGGCTTCATTATACACCGGGCAGACATAGAATTCATTGTTCACCCGAATATTCTTCTCGATCATCTGTTCGGCATACTTCACATAGTCTGCACCATGCGTCCAGTAGTAGAGTCCCACCGTCGCTTGATCGGAAATCACTTTCTTCTCAGCGACTTCACTGACAAACCCTTCATCATTCACCTTCGCAAACGAATACTGAGGATGCACAGACTTGAAGGTGATAATCCCACCCGCAATGCCATCCGCCGAAAACGCATAGAGACATTCGTTGGAATTCCACTCCACACATTGATCCGAGTTGGCAATGAGGATCGGGTTTTCATTGTTGATAAACTCCTTTGCAAGCAGAACCGTGCAGGCTGCGCCTTCGGTCACACCATCCGCTTGTACAATATCACAGCCTGGTGCAATCATATTCAACATGTACTTAAGTTGATACTTTTCGTAATGCTCTTTCTGCACGATGAATATGTAGTGGGCGTCAATGTTGAGACTTTCCTTGACCACCTGAATCATCGGGCGTCCATTAACTTCGATGAGGGGCTTTGGAAAGGTATACCCCGCAACGGCGAATCGTGATCCATGCCCTGCCATTGGCACTATCACATTGAGCTTTTTGTCGCGCCATGGAATAGAGTTGTGGATAATACCGTTGAAGTAATCAATTATGGATTCTCCAAGCGCGTAAGTCACTTCGGTAGGATTACACACCGGGACAAGGTGAGCGCCGGATGCAAGGGCCCCTTCACGTCCGATATGAGAATCTTCCACCACTACGGTATTTTTGACATCGGTCTTCAGGGCAATCATGCACTTCCAATACATCTCAGGAAAAGGTTTTGGATGCTTGACATCCTCATTACTAACAAAAAAATCCACCTGCTCCATAACTCCCAGGCGACTGAGTGCCATCACCAACGTCTGCCGAATACTGTTCGACGCGACGGCAATCTGAATTTGGTTCATTTTGAGGATTTCAAAGATCGATTGGAGGTCTACATTGGGACGAATATCCTGATACAATTCTACCGTATGACGCTGCTTGGCTTTCCACACTTGGTCATAAAATTCAGCAGGCAACCCCTTCTCTTCTGTGAGCTTCGCAAGCTTCTTGGTAGTAGGTAGACCATCATACACAGACAAATGCTCTTGCCATGAAATAAGGAATCGTGGATGTATCTCGTCCAGAGCACGATTGAGGGCAATAAAGTGCAATTGTCGTGAGTCGATCAACACACCATCGAGGTCAAAAATTACCAATTTGTTTTTCATAGCGAGTTCCTTGTGTTATTGCTCATATGGAAATCCAGTCCTGCCATTGTCACGGTGTGCCTTATTATGCCGTACTGTGGATAAAGGGTTACACACAATCGCTGCCTTGCTACGCACCCGAAGCGACCATTCCACGTCTTCAGGCGACCCTGGAGGCATGGCTTCGCTGATTGGATTATCTCTTAAGAAATTCCGCTTCACAAGAAAATAACCACCACTGACATACTGATACTTAGTCTGACTCCAATCCTCATAGTGGAGGGAATGATACCGCGGAAGTGTCGGATGATCCCAGAGCACCCAGTCGGTGAAATGTCTCTTGCCATTGAGTAGGTATTGGGGGTTTGAGCAAATATCCCATTTATCTCCAAATCGACAATAGCCTTCATACCATTCAGGGTCAAAGAGGTAGTAGTCATGGGTCAGCACTAGGATATCGTTGTTCGCAGTTTTTGCGACCAGATTCTTTTTCCTTGGCAACCATCCATCACACAAGATATGTCGGCAATTGAGATCAGGCACCACGTCAGAATCAAATTTATCATAGGACCCCGCAATGATGATTTCATAGTTGGGGATATTCAAGCTGCGAATGGAATCCACCACTTGCCTCAGCCGATCAATGTCATCATAAATCGTCATAATCCCAAAGGTCAGATTCATGCGAGGACTCCTAGAATATCACTCACCGTGTGCTTGACTAGATGGGTGGACAGCACATATTTCTGCGCTTCCAACAAATGCGTACCAGAGGTACCGCGGTACAATTGGAGGAACAATTGCAATTCTTTGGGTGTCTTATACGTTGCGCCATATTCCCGCATGAGTTCAGCCCCCGCAATTTCACGTCCCACCCACGGCGTCATGTTCAGCATCGACTCTAATAACACCAATCCAAATCCTTCTGCATAGCTGTTCAGGATATACAGGTCAGCATCTAAGAGTGCATCTAACATATCCTGACGATTGGTGAAGAGAAACGGCTTGACAAATTCACTTTCCTTGGGCATCGATCCGAAGCGATTGTCATACCCCGTCAATACCAAAGTCGTATCGGTGCGCTTGGTGTCATTGAAGACCCCCACTAATTCCTCGAACGCTTTGTTCGGCCAGTAGCCACCAGAGGACAGAAACATATACGGTGTGTTGATACCAAAGAGTTCACGAAATCCCGGTCGCCCCACGGACGTAGCAGGATTGATCCCATGTCGGACTCGCACTGCACGATCCTGGGCTTTCCACTCTTGGACATGGCGCCAATCGGCATGGGTTGAGCAACCAATGTAGGCAACACGATGAAGCGCACTGAGACAGACCTTGGAATTTGAGGGCATGATGAGCATGTAAAGTACCGGGCCACCGAGTTGATCGGCATGTTCCAAGACAAAGTTCTGAATACCCACATCACCGCCATGCACGACAATCAAATCCCATTTCTCCTTGAGGATCATGGGTTCTGAGGTGACAACCACCCCATTCAGATCGCCTTTGTGTTCGCCCGCAAAGACAGCGACATAGTGACCCCTAGCACGAGTCTCGTCTGCCATGTCGCGCACGTAGTTCTCCGAGCCACCTGGATAGGGGGCATAACGATGCACGACAAAGAGAATGCGCTTCGGCCGACTCGCCTGGGCCGCCTGAAGTGCTTTTGTTGCAGGAGAAGGCTCGATAGGGTTCCGGTCGGGAGTTAGTATGCTCATGCGTAACGTCTTTCTACCATTGCTTTGACTTCAGGCACTCGATCCCATTGGTGAACAATACTATACACGTCCCCTTGGACATTCTCAACCCAATCGGCATCAGGGTTGTAGTACGGCAACGATTCAGTGATATAGGGTTGGTATGCCTTGAGTTTGCGCGGGTCCAACATCGTGCCTAATTGTGCAGCCCAGGAGTTATGACCGCGGGTAACTTCAGTGACATGATCGTAGATGGCGGTCGACAAGAGGAGATTCAGAGCCGCTTGGTCGGGTCCTCCTCCACCAGGCACATGCTGAGTGGTCCCATGTGAGAGAAGATAGATGGACTTACAGAGTCCCATAAACACATCAAATTTTCCCGCCAGGACACCACAATTGATAATGGTATTTTGCTTATGCCTCTCATACATGATAGGACCAAAGGCTTGCAGGAGATTATTGGCGCCCCACGGTTCGTGTTGGTACGCGATACCCTCGGAGGATACTACAAGATCGATGCACGAACGATAGGAACGATCAAGATAGACTGAGGGGTTGGTTTGAAAGACCACATCACGCACGTCCGTTGCAAGCACATAGCGAGTGTTTTGTCGATTGGCAGGATTGTCCAGCATGAGGTAGTAGTGTAGAAACCGGTCGACCACGATAGCAAAATCTTTGTTGGGGTAGGTCACGCGCCTGTTGGCATCGTCCTTTTGAAAGGCAAGAATGGCGTAGTTTCGCTTGGTCAATTCTTCAAGCGTATCATAGTCAACATTGTAGGCGAGAACGACCTTGGTGCCTGTGAAGCCCGAACGATCCAGGCTGTTCACCCAGTATTTTATCTGATCCCAATTATACCCTGTGACTGCACCGATAACCAAATCACGCTGTTCCATAGTAACCTCATTATTAAAAGTACGTCACGATTTATTTAGTGTGCTATTTGGTCCAATTCTTTGCGACGGTGAAATTGGCATGACTAAACTGTAAACGATCAACCAACTTCACGGCGTTGCCCACATGGTCGATAGCCACGAATCCTTCCGGTGCGGTCGCCGCATACCCATCTGCCGTTTTGAGGAACGTCTGGGTGCCTTGGACTTGTCCCAACTTATGTACAATCATTAGTTTAGCATAAATGAGCGCATTTTGCAAGTCAAAAATTTGCTTGAGGTCAGAACGGTGATCTCGGAAGAATCCCAAAACGGTAGTCTTCTCTTGGGTACGCTTGCGCTTGGTATCAGGCTGCTTGGCTTCTCCAATCGCCGCGGTCATC